AAGAGCATCTTTCTTCGCGAGACCACTTCGCTATGCCAGCTTCTGACTGGTGCGCCGGATGGTAAGCATGGTCGCTCTCCGACTGTCATCGTCGGTGACGAGATCCACGAGTGGAAGACCCGTGAACTTGCCGACACCTTGCGGCAAGGCACCGGTGCCCGCCTGCAGCCAATCGAGCTTTACGCCTCGACAGCTGGCCGCAAGCAGAACCGCACGGGTTTCGAGTGGTTCGAAGAATCCATGGCGATCATGCGGGACGAGCAGGACGATCCTGCCACGCTGATTGTGTATTTTGGCATCGACGAGGAAGACGACTGGACCAATGAGGCAGTCTGGAAAAAAGCCAACCCCAGCCTCGGGCTGACGCCAACGCTTGATTACCTCCGAACGGAGTTCAAAAAGGCCAAGGGCAGGCCGGCGCAGGAAGCTGTTTTCCAGTGCTACCACCTGAACCGGTGGGTCGATCAGCTCTCAGGCTGGATTCCGCGTTCCAAATGGTCTGCATGCACCGCGGACGCTAAGTCATGGCCGAAGCTGTGGGAGGAACACAAGAGCCGGAAAGCCTATCTGGCATGTGACGTGTCTTCGACGCGGGACCTTACCGCGCTCGTCGTGGTGATGCCGCCTGACGATAGCTGCGACCAGTGGGTGATTATACCGCTTTTCTGGGTGCCAGAGGCCACGCTCGATGAGCGGGCCGAGCAGGACAAGCGAGTCGACTGGAAAAAATGGGTCAAGGACGGCGCTCTTCGCACGACGCCTGGTGACAGTGTCGATCAGTCCTTTGTCCTTGAGGCAATCAAGGATGCCTGTTCGAACTTCGACATTCAGGCCTTTGGGTTCGACCCGTGGAACGCGCGAAAGCTCGCCGGCGACCTGCAGCATGAAGGCATGGATGCCGATCTGCAGGTGGAGATGCGACAGGGTCACCAAACCCTTTCGGGTCCGACCAAGGAAATTGAGCGCCTAATCTTCGCAGCCAAGGTTGAGCATGGCGGGCACCCAGTCCTGGCATGGATGTTCGGCCATAGCATTGTGCGGTTCGACGCGAACTTGAACTACGTGCCCGACAAAAAAAACTCGCTCGACAAGATCGACGGCGTTGTCGCGACCGTCATGGGCTTGGGATTGGCAATGTCGGTCGAGGAAGACGGTATGGATGAATATTTCAGAAGCCTGGCGAGGTCGCAGTGAACCTTCTTCGAAAAATGGTCAGCTTCGTGGCACGACAGGTATCTATCCGTGATCCTGATGGATGGACTTCCCACGGATCTCGATCCGAGTCGGGAGAGTTCGTTAGCAACAGGTCCGCGCTGTCTCTGTCCTCGGTTTGGGCTTGCGTAAATCTTGTCAGTGGAACTATCGCGAGCTTGCCGTTGGTGGTCTACCGACGAGATGCGAGCGGAAACCGCGCTATTGCCAAGGATCACCCGCTTTACCGGATTCTTCATGATAGCGCGAACTACGATCAAACTGCTGTCGATTTCTGGGAGTTCATTAGCGCATCCCTGGAGCTACACGGGAATGGTTTCGCCAAGATTGAACGGTCTGGCAGTCGCATCGTCGCGCTACGGCCGATCAATCCGGAAGCGGTTTCCGTCCGACGCACCTCAGCGGGGCCACTGGAATACCGCTGGTCGCAGGACGGGCGCTCTTTCGTCGAGACCGACGCGAATGTTTTTCACATCCGCGGCTTCGGGGGAGATCCTCTTGGCGGCAAGTCTACCCTTCAATTCGGCCGAAATAGTTTCGGCCTCGCTCAGGCAATTGATAGAAGCGCAGCTTCGACGTTCCTGAACGGTTTGAGACCACAGGTGCAGCTTGTTTTCGAGAAATTCCTATCGCCTGAAAATCGAGAAATCGCAAAAAAGGAACTGGCGGAAAAGTATCTAGGCGTCGTCAATTCTGGAAAACCATTTATTTCGGAGGGAGGCGCCAAACTGGAGCCTCTTTCTCTCAAGCCGGAAGACGCGCAGATGCTGCAGTCTCGGAGCTTCTCGGTCGAGGAAATCTGCCGGTTCTTTGGTGTCCCGCCATTCATGATAGGGCACAACGAAAAAGCCAGCGGTTACCCGTCGAGCTTGGAGCAGCAGGTTTTGATGTTCCAGAAATTTTCGCTGCGGCGTCGCCTCAGCCGAATTGAGCAGGCTGCGAACATGCAGTTGCTTACCGCCGAAGATCGCACGCGTGGCGTCACCGTAGAATTCAATATCGAAGGTCTCCTGCGCGGAGACAGCGGAGGGCGCGCCCGCTTCTATCAGCAGATGACGCAGATAGGGGCGATGACCATCAACGAGGTTCGCTCTTTGGAAAATCTTCCGCCAGTCGATGGCGGTGATGTCCCTCGCATGCAGATGCAGAACGTTCCGATCTCTGAAATCGATGAGGAAGCCGTGCGGCGCATGATTGCCGACACTCGGGAGTAGATCATGACCATAATCGACAATCAGGTTAAGCACGGCCTCGACGAGCTGCGCAAATCAGCGGCCTGCCTTCAGATAAAGGCACTGTCCGAAACCGGCGAATTCGAGGGCTATGGCTCGACCTTTGGCGGTGAGCCTGACAGCTACGGCGATGTTGTCGCGCCTGGCGCGTTCTCTGAAAGCCTCAAATCGCATGCGGCTGCCGGAACGATGCCGAAGATGTTCTGGCAGCATGACCCTTATAGGCCGATCGGAAAGTGGCTTGAGGCAAAGGAAGATAGCAAAGGCCTCTTCCTGAAAGGAAAGCTGAACATGGATGTTCAGCAGGCCAGAGAGGCATATTCGCTTCTCAAGAACGAGGATATCGACGGACTATCCATCGGATATCGCATCAAGGGTTATTCGGTCGACACAGAGACCGGTGTCTGGACCTTGGAAAAGCTCGACTTGAAGGAGGTGTCGATTGTTTCGATCGGCGCCAACGAAAACGCCACGATCACCAGCGTCAAGGCTTTCAAGCAGCTTCACGACCTTACTGAGAAACTGAAAGCCGGGGACCGGCTGACAGAGCGAGAATTCGAGATCTGGCTCAAGGGATTGGGCTTCTCGAATTCGCAGGCGGAGCGGGCCGCAAGGCTCCACCTGAAAGGGCAGAGGGATTCTGCCGGTGCGGACGATGCCAGCGCGTTCATGCAGGCTTTGCTGCGCGCATAAATTTCTGAAACCTACTCAAGGGAGAATCCCATGAAAATGAAGCACTATATGCTGGCGTCTGCTGGCATCCTCGGCGCCATGACTGCAAACGAGCGCGCCGCCGGTCGTTATCTTCGCGATGGCGGTGGGCACCCCGATGCGCAGCAGCTTGCCACCCAGGTGAAAAAACAGTTCGACGAGGCGGTCGACAAAGTCAAGGCAATCGCCGAGGAAGCTCTCGGCAAGGCCAATACCGGCGAAACACTTTCAACCTCTCTGAAGGAGAAAGCTGATGAAGCTCTCCTGAAAATGGGCGAGCTCGGTGAGCGCATCGCCGTCATCGAACAGAAGTCGGTCCGCGGTGGCGGAGATCCGGAGGCTGCAAAGAGCATCGGCGAGCAGTTCACCGAATCGGAAAGCTACAAGTCCTTCAAGGACAGTGGCTTTTCCAAAGCGGCACGTGGCGCAGATCTGAAGGTGAAGGCGACGTTGACCTCCGCGACGACAGATGCAGCTGGTTCTGTCGGCGATGCGATCAACCAGACCCGCCTTCCTGGTATTCTGCCGTTGCCTCAGCGCCGGCTGACCGTGCGTGATCTTCTCTCGCAGGGCCGCATGGACGGCAATACGCTGGAATATGTCAAGGAAACCGGATTCGTGAATAATGCGGCTCCGGTTGCCGAAGGCGCCACGAAGCCGTCGTCAGACCTCAAGCTTGATCTGGTCACCACTTCGGCCAAGGTCATCGCTCACTGGATGAAGGCATCGAAGCAGGTGCTCGACGACATTTCTCAGTTGCGCTCCATGATCGATCAGCGCTTGCTCTACGGCCTCGCCTACGTCGAAGAAAACCAGCTCCTGAACGGTGACGGTACCGGCCAGAACCTGAATGGCATCATTCCGCAGGCGACGGCATATACCGCGCCGATCACGCTGACGGCGCCGACCAGTATCGACATG